GAAAAGAAATTATATCAATCATGCCACATCCTACACAAACAAGGTAGATATTACATTGTTCATTTTAAAGAATTGTTTGCTCTCGATGGCAAACGAGCAAATCTAACTTTGAATGATGTTCAACGTAGAAATCGTATTACTAGACTTTTATCTGATTGGGGACTTGTAAAAGTTATTCAGGAAGATTCTATTGAGGATGTCTCTCCTCTGAATCAAATCAAGGTAATTTCTTACAAGGAAAAAGACGAATGGAGTTTAGAAAGTAAATATAATATCGGCAAGAAAAAGGTCGCACTAACCGAATAATTTTTGTAGGGAGTTCACTACTCCCTTTTTTTATGCTCTTTGATATATAATTATGTTGTCGCCGTCAGGGACAACAATTCAACTTATGACGCTTTTAGGAGGTCACTACAATGGTTAAGTATCACATTGCCGATATTAACACACTTTTAAATGATGCTACACGATTTGGAATTGGGATGGACGAATGGATTCGCAGATTTGCTACAGTTCATGAGTCTGATGCACATTATCCCCCTCACAATCTTGTAAAAGAATCTAGCACAGAGTTTAGATTAGAACTGGCTCTTGCTGGTTATACAAAAGATGATATTTCAGTTTCTACTGAATGGAATAAGTTATTTGTTGAATGTAAAAAATCTGAAGAAGAGGAAACAGAATACCTCCATAGAGGAATTGCGAAGAGAGCATTTACATGGAGTAGAACACTTTCTGATGATGTTGAAGTTAATGATGTTTCCTTTGACCATGGAATGTTGGTTATTAAACTCAGAAGAGTAATTCCAGAACATCAGAAGAAAAAAACATACCAACTTAAATAAATAATACGGGCTACTTCCCATTTATCGTCGGCGCAGGAGACCCTCTGGCAACTATCAGAGGAGTCTCCTCTTTTTATAAATACCAATAAAAAGAATGAAAACTCTTTCTAATTTCCAGGAAGAAATTAAACTCACGTTGAGATATAACGATAAGTTAAATTCTAAACTCTGGGACAACGAAAAAATTAAATCAGAAGTAAGAAGCAATCTTTTAAAAATTGCTAAGAGATGGGCTGTATTTTCTAATATTCCAGGAGCTGCAATTAAAGATATTATAGTGGTTGGTGGTAATGCAAATTATAATTACACAAAATATTCCGATATTGATTTACATTTAGTAGTTAATAAAGATAAGATTGCTGATTGTCCAGATTTAATTGATGATTATTTGAGAGATAAAAAACAATTATGGGCATTATCTCATGACATTAAAATTTATGGACATGATGTAGAATTATATGCACAAGATGAATCTGATGCTTTACCAAAGGACCAAGGGGTGTATTCATTAATTAAAAATACTTGGCTTGTAAAACCAGTAAAAAAAGAAATCAATGTTAATGATAAAACAGTTATTCAAAAAGTAAAAACATTTATCGATTACATAAATTTTTTAATTACTAATAAAGCAGACGACAGAGATGCTTTGGATAAATTAAAAGAAAAATTGAGGAAAATGAGAGCAGTTGCTATTGAAAAAGGTGGAGAATTTGCTCCTGAAAATTTAGTATTTAAAGAATTAAGAAACCGAGGATATCTCGAAAAGATTAGCAAACAATTAAAAAATATTGACGATATTAGTTTGTCATTAGATTGACATTTACACGAGCTTCTGCTAGACTAAATTTGAATATAATGACTGATTTATGGCTGTAAAAATTGCTGTTTTAAAATCTGGAGAAGATGTTATTGCAGACATTAAAGAAATTGTAGAAAAGGAAACTGATAAACAAATTAGTTTACTATTTGAAAATCCTTATGTAGTTAGTATTGAAAAACAAGATTCACTGCTATTAACCGAGGAAGCAGAAACCCCATCTGCAAATATTCATTTTTCTTCCTGGATGCCTCTCACAAAAGAAACTAAAATCATGATTCCTCATGATTGGGTAGTTACTATTGTAGAACCACATGAAGACATTTTAAATTCCTATCTTGAAAAATTTGGAGAAACCAATGACAGTCAAAGTATTAATACTGAAGAATAATTACGAAGTTATATCCGAAATCGAAGAACGAGAAGATGAGGATGCAGATTGCGTTTTAATTAATCCTAAAATGATTGTAAAAAATTATGTTTATGATGATAAAGATTTACCCCCTGTCAATGCACTAGAGTTTGGAACTGAACAATTTTCTAGAGATACGGCAAAGGTGTATCTTACATTAGACAATTTTATTCCTTACACCTATCAAAAGCAAATTCCTATAAGGTCTGCTGATATTTTTACTATTGTCGAACCCAGGGAAGACCTGCTAAAATACTATCGTGAAGTTATTGGTTAATGAATTTTTATACTAATGTTCAATTGATTGGAGATAACATTCTCTATCGTGGCTATGAGAACGGGGAATCGGTTTCTTACAAAGAACCGTTTTCTCCGACTCTTTTTGTATTAGCTAATAATCCAACAAAATATTTAACATTAGATAAAAAATTTGTAGAACCAATTCGTTTTAGCCGTGTTAAAGAAGCTAGAGAATTTGTGAAACAATATGATGGAGTTGAAAATTTTCCCATCTATGGTAATACCAAATATCTTTATCAATACATCGCAGAAAAATTTCCAGAAGAGGAAATTTTATACGACGTTTCTAATATTAATATCATTTCTCTTGATATTGAAACTACGTCTGAAAATGGATTTCCTAATGTAGAAGAAGCACTTGAAGAAATCCTGTGTATTACTATCAAAGATTTCAATACTAAAAAGTTAATTACATGGGGTTGTGGAGAATTTGAAAACAACCATGATAATTTAACTTATGAGTATTGTAAAAATGAGCAAGAACTTCTTTGGAAGTTTTTAAATTGGTGGGTTCAAAATACACCAGATATTGTTACTGGATGGAATGTTAAAATGTTCGACATTCCATTTATTGCTCGTAGAATGGCAAAGGTTTTGGGTCAAAAACATATGACTTCTTTATCTACTTGGAATAAAGTAGATGAAGGAGAAGTTTTTGTTCGAGGTCGTAAGCAAATTTATTATAATATTATGGGAGTTTCTATCCTAGATTATTATGACCTTTATCAAAAATTTACTTATTCTAAGCAAGAATCTTATCGTCTTGACCACATCGCATTTGTTGAACTTGGTGAAAACAAACTAGACCATACTGAATACGAAAACTTTCAAGATTTTTATAGAAAAAATTGGCAGAAGTTTATTGAGTATAACATTCATGACGTGGAACTTGTTGACCGTTTGGAAGACAAGATGAAGTTGATTGAACTTGCCATTACCATGGCATATGATGCCAAGGTAAATTTTGATGATGTGTATTCTCAAGTTCGCATGTGGGATACTATCATTTATAATCAACTTAAAAAAGAGAATATTGTGATTCCTCCTAAATTGGAAACGCATAAAGATTCTCAATATGCTGGTGCGTATGTTAAAGAACCTGTTCCTGGAATGTATGATTGGGTTGTAAACTTCGACCTTAATTCTCTGTATCCGCATTTGATTATGCAATACAATATTTCTCCAGAAACTTTGTTGGAGGAACGTGTGGGTGGAGTTTCAGTTAACAAATTATTGGCGCAAGAAATAGATACTTCTACTCTCAAATCCAAAACTTTGTGTGCAAACGGTACTTTGTATACTACAGAAGTTCAAGGATTTCTTCCTAAACTTATGGATAAAATGTATCAAGACCGTGTAATCTATAAAAAGAAAATGTTGGATGCTAAGCAAGAGTATGAAAATACTAAAGCTCCTCAGTTAAAGAAAGATATTTCACGATACAATAATATTCAAATGGCTAAAAAGATTCAATTGAATTCTGCATATGGTGCTATTGGAAACGAACACTTTCGTTATTTCAGGATTGAAAATGCAGAAGCAATTACTCTTTCTGGACAGTTATCAATCCGTTGGATTGAAAATAAAATGAATGAATATCTAAATAAGGTACTTAAAACGAAGGATGTAGATTATGTTATTGCTGTGGATACTGATTCCATCTACCTTAATTTGGGTGATTTGGTTGAGAATGTATACAAAGGAAGAACGCCGTCTGATGAGAAAGTCGTTACGTTCCTTGACAAATTGTGTCAAATGGAACTTGAGCCTTATATTGAAAATTGCTACAAAGAATTGGCGACGTATGTAAATGCATATGAGCAAAAAATGTCGATGAAGCGAGAGAACATAGCCAATCGTGGAATCTGGACTGCCAAGAAACGATATATCTTAAATGTGTGGGACAGCGAAGGAGTTCGATTCAAAGAACCTAAAATGAAAATTATGGGACTTGAAACTCAAAGGTCTTCTACTCCTGCATATTTTAGAGATAAACTTGAAAAAGCATACAAGATTATGATTGAGGGAACTAATGATGCAATGATTGAGTTTATCAATCAAATTAAATCTGATATTAAAAAACAAAATTATACAGATGTTGCATTTCCTAGGGGGGTAAACAACCTTGAAAAATACAAAAACTATGCTACAATTTATAAACAAGGACAGAGTACTCCTATTCAGGTCAGAGGTGCATTATTGTATAATCACTATCTGCGAAAGTATAAAATTACTAATAAATTTCCTTCAATCCAAGAAGGAGAAAAAATCAAATACATCTATCTAAAAACTCCAAATCCAATTGGAGAAAATGTGATAGCATTCTTTCAAAATATTCCAAAAGAATTTAATCTAGAAAAGTATGTCGATTATGACACACAATTTAATAAATCATTTTTCGAGCCTTTGAAAAAAGTTCTAGATATAGTTGGTTGGAATACAGAACATAAAAACACATTGACAAGTTTCTTTTCGTGAGGTATTATGAGTTTTTTACATTCAGTTATTAAGGAGTTAGATAATGAATTTGCGAGTGTTGCAGACGAAGGAATCTCGACGGGAGATTGTAATAGCTTTGTTGATACAGGCAGCTATATTCTCAATGCTCTCATTAGCGGGAGTATTTACGGAGGATTACCGTCCAACAAAATCACCGCACTTGCTGGGGAGTCCTCTACTGGTAAAACATTCTTCGCTCTTTCTATCGTCAAACATTTCCTAAACAACAATCCTGATGCTCAAGTAATTTACTTTGAGACAGAATCTGCTGTGTCTAAAGACATGATGATTTCGCGTGGTATTGATGTTAAACGTGTTGGTCTTGTTCCTGTATCTACAGTGCAAG